GCTGGATAACTGTTCTTGGCGCTTTACGCTGCACGCCCGGGTCAGTTGCCAACCCTCTGAACCGTTTAGGCCGGTTCATCGCTGCCTTTGAATCTGGGCCGGTGGTGATCCGGCAAGGGGTGTCGCTAAAGAGCGGTGCTGCTTTCGCTGTTGGCCGGCAGTGTTCGTTGCTGGCTTGAGATGAATTTAAGCAAGCTGAAATTAACGTGTCAAGCATGCTTAATAAATAAATTCAGAATGCTGAAATTCGTAGGTGACAAAAAGCCCGCTCATCGGCGGGCTCATTTAGGAATCGCAGTACTCGCGCCAGCCGATCCGGACGGCGCCGTCTTCCAGGTGCTCGACCCTTATGCCCGCGGTGTCGCCGATGTCTTGGATGACTTGGTGCCAGGCTTCAGGGCTTTCGTCGTCGCGCCTGTAAACCTCTACCAACTGAATCCTCTGGACTTGAGGTGAGGCGATCAAGCCTTGCAGGCGGCGGCCAACAAGCTCGTAGGAGTTTCTCGGTTTTGGTGTGGGGTGAGGTGCCTGGTTCATGCTTCGCTCCTTGCGATCACTGTATGTATACACAGTATTGGTGCTGACATATCTTGGCAAGAGGGCGGCAAGAAGTTTCATGCATAAATGCATATCTTCTGGAGGGTGTTTTTCGACAGGCATGAAAAAGCCCGCACTGGGCGGGCTATCGTTGAAAGGTTTGATCTTACTTTGTCGCGTCGAGAACCTTGCGCATGCCGCCCATGTCACTTTTAGAAATTTTTCCCTCTATACCGCAGACCTGAAATTCTATGAGTTTCGCAGAAGCTAGCCTTTCAAGATTGGCGCGATCAACCCGCTTGTCAAATCGTTCCATGACGGCCGATCCAGCGCTAACCGAAGAATATTCAAACTCTAGATATGGGTCTCGAGCGCCATCAACAAGCCAATTAGTATGGTGACAGTCTCTGAATTGCCCTCGGTCGCTCCAAGTCATGAGTTGGACTCTGTAGTAACCAGGCGCTGGTGAGCCTTTTAAATACAAGGCATACGTAGAAAATGAGAAGTCTTCAGCCTTTGAAGGCAAGGCGTCCCAAGACGCGGACCTGTTGCCGGTGAATCGGTCTGTCTCGTCCTTGAATAAACCGGCATTGGCCGAAAGCGAAATGGCAAAGAAAAGTGCCGCGATTGGTGCGTGGAAACGCATGGAATCCCTCCCATAATTGAGCGAGCACTTTACCATTCGTGGCCTACAGCCACCATTGGCGGGTTCACGTCGGCTCTTTTAAGGGGTTGTCTCTTGACGACTACGCCTCGCGACTCGCACTCACCCCCGATTGGAAATCTCTTCTTCGACTTGCTGTCCGCCCAGACCCCGCAGCGCTAAGTAGTAGGCCACGCACCATCCGATTAATGTCCATCCGGTCAGCAGATTGATAAAAAAAATTCGGCGGGGCGGAATTGGTTCGACCGCAGCGGCATAAATTGAGGGGAATAGGTAAAGAGCTATGGCGGTAACGTAGAACATGAGATCAGCTGCAATCGCGACTCCATTGTCGCCGCTGCTGATGAAGTAGCTGACCAAGCAGGTTGGTGCAAGCAGTACTAATCCAAAGACCTTCATCGCAGCTCTCCGTGAAAACTAGACGATGGCTAATTGATATCACGCGGCATTTGCTTTGGATAGTGGCTGTTCTTTTGATTCAGTGTGGGGCTATGACGAAGGTGCCCAACCCTACCTCAAAACCTAGTCACGATTGCCTGTGCGAGCTGCTGATCATTCATAAGCGGTGGCGCATAAGTCGTACGGTAGAAGCGCACCGCCTGCTCAAACTGGGCGCCGCGAATCTCGCCGTCCGAACCTATGTAGGCAAGGGCGTCGGTTTTGGCTGACTTGAAAACCTTTGGCGGCTCGGTCGTGAGGGATGTGGTCGCGCCAATTAAAATGGTTGGCGCGGAAATTGTGAGAAATATCGCGGCAGCGATAGGGTTTGCGCCATCACCTGATACGGCGTGCGTGCTGAACGATGCCAGCAGGACGATCGCCAGGGTCTTCCAAGAGTCCATTCTACGTTGCTTCCATTGCGATCAGAGGGGCCACCATAGCAGAGCAGGGCGCTTGCCAGATACAAGAAGCCCGGCGCTGGGCCGGGCTTATTAGTGGCAGTCACGCCATACCTTCGCGAGATGTGAAAGGTATCTCATGACCGCTGGGTTTCGGGCGGAACCGTGCGCATCGGGGCAAAAGAAAGCGAGTATTTGATACGAGTCCTCCTCTAGCTCCCCCTGTACGTAGACCAGCGCTGCATCTTCGTTTGGTCTGTTTCTGTCACATGTTCTGTAGTATTGGGCTACGTTCTGCCTGAAAGACCCAGGCGGAAGCTTGATATGGATGTGGGAAAGGTGAGCGTCAAGGGCGGCTTGGGGTTGGGTATATGGTGCATCCCTACCGAAATACAGGGGCACATTCAGACGATCCGAATCAATATACGACTTGAAATCGCGAGCAATGTTCGAAGAAAGCCCTGGATACTTTAGATCGATAGGCTTGAAAAATTCATCGAATGTTGCAGGGTTGAAGTCTACTGAGCAGGACATCCATTCCCTTATGCGATTATCGCCATGCGGGCACTGGTATGATCCGCCAGAGCCTTCAATCCTTCTAAATTAATCCCTGTGTCTACATAAGCATGAACTGCTACTGCCTGCTTGTGCAGATTTTCAAGCTGTACCAGACGCCCTCTGACACCGGCCACTACACGCCTAAAGGCTGTGTGTGCTGAAACAACGTCTGATGGGGGAGTGCTTGTGGCGAGTGCTGACTCGAGACCCCTCACGGCATGGACGAGTTCAGATATGCGCGCGAAGTCCTGGCGCGAAGCATCACCTCTTTTCAGGGTGGTGCGCACAGCTTCAGAAAAAATCACATCTAGCTCCTTCCATCCGATGGTCAGCTGGATGAGCGTCTCTCGAATTTTGACAAGCGAAGCGTAGTTGCAGGCAGTCTCAAATTGAGAGACGGGCTTAACGTGATTTGCAGCTTCCGCATAATTCCCGACTAACGCCATAGCGGAAAAAAGCATCTGCATAGAAATGTTGCGGTAATCCACGATAGGCCTCCTTACGCTCACTATCCCTAATCGGCAAAAGTAGCCATTTCTTTAGGGTGACGGTTAGACGGCAGCGTCTGCCGAAAAAGTCACAGCGCGATGATACGTCAATCGAAAACAATTTCCGACTGGTAAAGAGGGGGGATTAGACGACTGGCAGCGTAAGAGAATGCTTACACGAAAAATCAGAGAAATAGGGTTTCTCGAACCGCCGCCAAGCCTTGGAATTGCTCGAGCAATGATGCCCTGCGTGCTTTGATGTCAGCCGCTCGCACTATAGAAGTGGTTCAGCGCTATCAGCTCAACCACCGCCACGATGGTGCAGAGCACAACGAAGCCAGGGCTGAAGACTCGCTTGCGATGGGATGAACCGCCGTCCGGCCAAATGCCAGCTTCGGTTGTGAAAACCACCATGAGTGCCAGCAGAGCATAGGTCCACACCTTGTTCCAAAAGCTCTGCTCTCGCCATGAGGTCGATGGCTTTCCAAGGGCGGATGGCATCAGTAAAACTTCTGCAGCGCCTGGACAACCACGCCCACGATTCGGCAGTTCTCGTCGACCGCCTCGATTGGGTAGCTCGGATTCAGCGGCTTCAGGAACAGTCGACCGCCGTCGCTGACCAGCTTCTTGAAAGTGGCTTCATTGCTGTCCGGGAGCTTGGCCACCACCAGCTTACCTGGTGCAACTTCAGCCTCAGTGTCCACCAAGATCAGCGTGCCTTCGGTGATGCTCTGGCCGGCGGGCGCGGTCATCGAGTCACCTTTAACGGTTAGCCAGAACGCGGGGCCTTTGGCGTCGTACTCTGAAAACTCGTAGGTGTCCGAGGTTCCAGCCGGGTAGGGCTCCACTGCTTCCGCCCATGCGCCAGCGGCTACCCAGCTCACTACCGGGTAGCGGAATGATTTGGTGGGTTGGGCGGCGGGGGAGACATTTGATTCTGAGGCCTCCCGCTCCTCACCTTCACCAATAGCAAGCCACTCAGCCCGGAAGCCAGTCGCTTTCGCCAGAGCGTAAAGATTCTCCGGTCTGAGGCTTTTGCTCTCACCAGTAATCCATTGAGTAACGGCAGAATTTGCAACGCCGCAAAGCGATGCAATTTCTCCTTTCTTTTTACCGCTGACCTGTATGGCGCGGGCGATGCGTTCGTGTCTTTCCATGGACTCAATATTAAGTTAACTGAATTTAAGCATGCAGTAGGCAGAAAACGCCGTTGACTCACTAATTTAAGCATGCTGAAATTGCGTCAGAATCGAACGAGGATGCGAAATGAATACGCATGAAGTCGCCGAATTCTTCGGCAGCAAGACAAAGCTGGCCTTGGCCCTGGGCATCCGCCCGAGCGCCGTGACCATGTGGGGGGAAACCATTCCCGAATCCCGGCAGTACCAGATTCAGGTTCTTTCAAAAGGAAAGTTCAAGGCAGCAAAGAAGGCACAAGCCGCCTGACATCCCTGTCCGCCGTTCCATTGAGCAAATGATCGCCTCTGCACCTGCAGGGCGCCACGTAAAGAATTTCGAGGTGTTACATGCAGGAACTGATGAAAGCGATCTATCACGTGGTGGACGAGCACGGGGCGGGGCGCATCGCCGAGGGCGCGGACTTCACTAGCCGCACACTGGTTTCCCAGAAAGCAAACCCGCATTACGAAACCCACCGCATGAACGTGGAAGAGCTGCACCGGATTATGAAGTTCACCCAGGACTTCCGCCCGTTGAAGGCTTGGGCCGAGGCGTTCGGGTTCGACCTGGTTCCGAAGGACAAGCCCGAAGGTATCAACCTCAACTCCGCGCTTCTGCGCTTGCACGCCGATCTAGCTGACGTGACCCGCTTGGCGTTCGACGCCCAGGCTGATGGGCGCGTTTGCTCGCGTGAGAAATCCGAACTGCTCAAGGAGGCTGAGGAAGTGATCGTCAGCCTGGAAGTGTTCAAGCAGTCCGTGAAGGCGGCCTGAATTACAGACACAAAAAAGCCACCGGACGAGGGTGGCTTTTTCTACAGCGGTAAACAACTGGAGCGAATCATGCACCAACACACCGAATCGATCAATAGCCCCAACATTTCCGCGCCACGTTTTTCGCAATCTGAAAACGTGGCGCGCGGAGTTTCAATGTCCAGCCTTGAGCTGGTGGACTTCATCAACTCCAAGCGCGAGAAGGGCCAGCCGACCCTGACGCACAAGAACCTTATCGCAAAAGTGCCGCGTGTTCTCGGCTCCGATCAATCGGCTAAATTTTCAGCCGATTACCTTGATGCCCGGAGCCGCGTACAAAAGTGCTTTGTGTTCCCCAAGCGTGAAGCCTGTCTGATCGCCATGTCGTACAGCTACGAGCTTCAGGCATTGGTGTTTGATCGTATGACAGCGCTCGAGGATCGTGAGCGCGCCCGCGCACTGCCGAGCAACCCAAAGATAATTGGCGAGCTGGCAATTCTTGAGTGCTTCGACCGCCTGCTGAAGCCTGCGAACTCCAGCAAGATGATGATGCTGGCCAGGATCGCCGCCAACAACGGCCTGGACGCCAAATTCCTCCCAGGCTACTCCGTGGACGCTGCCCCTGACGCCGCTGGTGGTTCGTCGATGCCGACCAAGGCAGTCACCGCCCTTATCAAAGAACACGCCATCGCCAGCACCGCCCGCGCCTTCAACCTTGCACTTGAGGCTCACGGCTTCCTCAAGGTTCTTCAGCGCAAAAACTCCAGGCAGGAAATGGTCGACTTCTGGTCCGTGACCGAGAAGGGCATGGCCTACGGCAAGAACCTCACCAGCCCTCAATGCCCCCGCGAGACGCAGCCTCATTGGTACGTGGATCGCTTCCTCGAATTGGCCGCTAAGGTCGGGAAGGCCTGACATGCAATACACCGTCACGATTAACCAGGTGAAGGCGCTGGAGTGGGGGCTGAATTCTCAGCTGGCCCTGCTGTTCGCCTTCGTCTACGGCTGCCCGAGTTGGACCAAGCCAATCAAGACTGATGACGGGATCTTCTTCGCGCTGAGCAAGGCCAAGATCATCGAGGAGCTGCCGCTGCTCACTGATAAGCCGGATACTGCTTATCGCATGCTGAAGGCCCTGGAAGAGGCCGGTTTGATTGAGCTTTCCAGCACCTCGAACATCACCCTTTTCCGCCTCACAGAGAAGGCCGTCGAGTGGAACCAGAAGCTCGACGGGTCGGAAAAATATCCGACCCCACCAAACAATAAGGGTCGGAAAAAATCCGATCTACCTCGGATAAATCTCCGAGCAAGGTCGGAAAAAAATCCGGGCAAGGGTCGGATAAATCTCCGACAAATCAG